TGGTTAGCGCGCCAGATTGTGGCTCTGGAGGCCGTGGGTTCGAATCCCATTACCCACCCTATTATTTTGCCTAATAGATATGTGGTGAAGTAATTTAATTATATAAGGGTGTGTAGCTCAGGTGGTAGAGCACTTGACTTTTAATCAAGTTGTCCGGGGTTCGAATCCCCGCACGCTCACTATGCGGATGTGGCGGAATTGGCAGACGCGCTAGATTTAGGTTCTAGTGATCAATTCGAACATTCGAAAAAGTACGTATTCATGCGGTTTAGAGAGTTTTTATCTCTGAATCGCTTTTTTTATTTTCGCTAGATTTTTCGTTTAATCTTGACCTAGTCAAGTGCTATGAAAGGCGGTAAATCATGCAAAAAATAAAAATGTCAAATCCAACAAATCTAACTCTTAACCAAGCATTTGAAATGTATTTAAAAAAATGCAAAGTCAGAAACTTATCAGACAAAACAATCTTATCTTATAAGCAAATCAATAAAAGATTTTTTGATTTTTGCGATCCAAGAAAACGAGTGCATACAATCACAGAGGACACAATTGACGACTATATTTTATGGCTTCGTGACAAAGTACAAATCAAAGATGTAACAATCAATACTTATCTCAGAACCCTCAGAGCGTTTTTATACTACTGCATGGACTGTGGCTATATGGAATCGTTTAAAATTCAATTGTGCAAAATCGAGAAACCAATCAAGCAAACTTACTCAGATGATGAACTAGAACGCCTCTTACAGAAGCCAAATTTACGCAAATGCACGTTTGCCGAATACAAGACGTGGGTATTCGAGAACTACTTACTTGCAACTGCAAACCGTATACGTACGGCATTAAATGTAAGAATCTGTGACGTTGACTTTTCAAGTGGCTTCATTATCCTACGCAAAACCAAGAACCGTAAGCAACAGGTTATCCCTCTATCTGAATCATTATCTGTTATCTTACAAGAGTATCTTGAGATTCGTGGCGGAGAGCCAGAAGATTACCTCTTCTGTAATGATTATGGCAAGCAGTCAGCCGTCAGAACATACCAACAGTTAGTGCATAACTACAATATAAAACACAACGTGAACAAAACATCATGCCATCTATTTAGACATACCTTCGCCAAGCATTGGATCATTAATGGCGGTGATATATTCCGACTGCAAAAGATTATGGGGCACTCTACCCTAGACATGACAAAAGAGTATGTTACATTATTTGGAAATGATTTACAGATTGACTTTGAACGATTCAATCCATTAGATACAATAAAAAACCATGAACATGAAGGCACTCACATCTCAATGAGGAAAGGACGGTGATCATTTGGACACATTAAAAAGAAGTTTTGCAAGAACACTACAGCGAGAAGGTAAAATTATGACAGCCGTGACACAGGCGCAGGATTTCAAGGCGGTCTTTCGCAAGAATAACGATGGCTTAGAGGATAGAGATACTTCCATTATATACTATGATATAAACGCTCCTGTGGGCGTAGGAACGCTTTTACAGTACAAAGGTAACTACTACATTGCCTTAAATAAAGAAACTGCCGAGAATGATGTATACTACAAGTCAGCGATACAGCAGACAGACGGTATCCTAAATCTTAACAGTGGAACTGTCACTGGACTTAGGGTTATTTGCACAAAAACGACCTCAATTTCGTCCGCAAGTGATGGTACGATGATTTTACTGTCGGGTGACTTAGAATTGATTTTAGAGTCCAATTCGGACACTAAACGCTTAACAATAGGTGGAACATTTAATGAGTACGGGGGCACGTACAAGATAAAGAACATCATGTCCAAGAATGGCATCTGTCACTTGTATTGCGAGCGTACAGCAGACGAACAGCCAACGGTCAACTATCGCCTTGTGTTAGGTGACTATAATAAGGCATATCAGATTGGTTCCAGTACCGATTTGGGACTAGTAGTTACCAAACTGGAAACAACTGCTTATATGAATGATCAAATAGTGCCTAATCCTACAATTGAGTGGGCATCATCTAACAATGACGTAGCAACAATCGCACAGGATGGCACAGTTACCTTTATAAAGGCAGGAACGGTCAAATTTACTGCCAGATGGACGGAACATGATGTAGAGGTCACAACAGATGAAATTACGGTAAGTGAGAGCGAACCAGAGGTTAATCCATGGACGTTATCTATTACGAGTAGATACAGTAAAATGTATACAAACAAAGACATGGTATTTACGTTTGTTACTAAGAATGATGGCGTAAAAGAACATCTGGATGGTCTACAGTATGAGATTACTAGCGACTATTCATTCACATTTGTAACAGAGAAATTTGACACAACTGCCAATACTTTAACCCTAAAGACAACAGATAATGGTGCGATTGGAAAGAAATTTACGCTTAGAGTGTATCACACTGCCAAGAAACTAGAAGCAACTAAGGACGTTACTGTGGAGTCCTTGATTTAAGTGTCCTCAGAACGAGGACGGTTGCAATGACCCTTTTTAGGGTTGTTGTAAATCCAACCTATGCAGATTTGCAATGGTTCAGATTTTTGGTAAAAAAACGCCAAAAATTATCTTCCTTTAAATTTTAAATACCGCTTAAACATAGTGTTTATGCGGTATTTAAAGAATCAATTTCGTGGACGTATAGGAAGAACAATTTTAGAGAAAAAACGGCAAAAAAGTTCCCCCCCCTTTTATTTTTCGACACCGCTCAAACCCAGTGTTTATGCGGTGTTCGGGACTTTATTGTCGTGTTGTAATAGGGAGACATGGATATTTAGACAAAAACGTCCAAAAAATTCCTTGGTTTTATTTTTAAAGGGACGTTAAAGCCAGTATTTATAAGGGTTTTTTTAGACACCAATCTTGTTGTAATAGGGAGACATATAGATGGCAGGATAATCTTAGTAAAAATCAGCCCAAAATCTTCCCCTTTAAAAAAAATACGTGCTTTAAATGCAGTATTTATAAGAGTTTTAGCGGTTGTGCTTCGTGGACATATAGGGGAGACAAGAATGTTTTAGACAAAATCGGTCAAAAATCGTCGACTTTATTTCAAAATATAATCACAAAGTCCTTATTTTAAGTCATTTTTAGATGATTCATTAAGTGGAACTATAGGAAGGACAAGAATGTTTTAGTAAAAATCAATCCAAAATTATCCCCCTTGACTCAAAAATACAGTTACCAAATCCAGATTTTAAGCCATATTTTGACGATCAGTTAAGTGGAACTATAGGAGAGATGGTAGTAGAATAGTAAAAAAGAGTCAAAAACCTTCTCCCTTGCTTCAAAAATAAAATAACAAAGTCCTTATTTTACAAGGGTTTTTAAAGATTTGTTAAGTACAACAATAGGGAGAACATGAATTTTGGTAAAAAAACGTCAAAAAACTTCTCAGTTACCTCTCAGAAACTATCAAAAAACTCAGTAAAATAGCCAATTACAGACGATGTGCTAAGTGTCGGTATAGGAAGAACGATGTAACGCTATCAGACAAAAATAATTGTACCGTATTTGTGGTACATTTATTACTTAAAAATTACAATGTACCGTATTTGCGGTACAAAAAAAGTCACTATATGGAGAATGGGGTATCTCTTAAAAGACGCCAAAATACAAAATGTTAGCATTTGATATTGGTCAAAAATGTACCGTATATGCGGAACAAAATTTTTGCCAATTTTAAAATGTTCCGTATATACGGAACACGAAATGTGTCTATAAGGGGGGGCACATATATTTTGAGAATCGAGAAAATTGAACTTTTGATATTGGTCAAAAAACAACCGTTTTTTTCGGTTAAATATTTTTTTAAAAATGACAAACAGCCGAAAAAAACGGTTGGTGAAATGTGTGTATATGGAGAAGCATATATTTTGAAAATCAAAGAATGTTAGCATTTGATATTGGGTTAAAATGTTCTGGATATCCAGTACGAAATTTTTGTTAATTTTCAAATGTACTGGATATCCAGTACACGAAATGTGCGTATATGGAGAAGCATATATTAGACATGTAACGCTATCAAATTGCCAACGTGGACAAATCAAAATTTGGCTAAAAACCTAGCGTTTTAGCGACTTTGAAAAATTGGAAATTATTTACAAGTCCCGTATTTACGGCACAAAATGAAATTTGAAATGTGCGTATAAGGGGGCGCATATCCCCAACATAAAAATGTTCGTTATTTAATTCAAATGTATATAGACGTAGCAGGGGTTACCAAATCGGTAACCCTTGAATCTTAAGGTGGCAAAATGCCATATTAGAAATCCTAAGGTCGTAATCTGCGACGTTAAACACAATTATATAAGGAAGAAAGAGATCTATCAATTGCGATAGGTCTTTTTTGATACAACAAATTAACACAACAAAACAGGGGCAACAACAGATGGAACTGCAATTGCAGGGCTATATAGATTGCAACTGGAAAGGAAGTGAAGAAATGCAACTAGAAACATTAAATTTATCTGAAGAACAACTTGCAGGCGTACAACAGATTCTTCAAAGTGAGGGCGATAGGATCAGAACAAAGTATTCAAACGAACTCAGAACTGTAAAAGAAGAATTAAAACAATATAAACCTGCGCAGAAATCAGATAGCGAAATTCAATTTGAAAATCGTATTAAGGAACTCGAAGCAAGAGAACAGCAATTACTCGCAAAGGAACGTCAAGCAGAATTATCTACTAAACTTAATGACCTTGGCTTACCAACAGAGTTAGGACAGTATCTGAATCTTGGCGAAGATGTCGATGCAGGATTAGAAGCCGTGAGTGTGGCAATCAATGGTTATCTGTTAAACAATGGTAATAAACCCACCAATCACAGTAAACAGCAAGCAGTTAGCAAATCCGACTTCAAGAAAATGTCTTACGGAGAAAAGGCACAACTTTTTCAAGACAATCCTGAGTTGTATAAAGCGTTAGCCAGATAATTCCCCACATTTGGGGAAACCACTGCGTAAAAATACGCAATGGAGAACCACGGAACTTTTGCGCCCGTTAACCCGAGGGAACTTTTGCGCTCGGCTCATACGGTTTTCGGAAAGGACAAATGAGTGGATTACAATGTACTTCAAACTGCGATTAGTCAATTAGGATTCCCAATCGTCATGGTAATTGCCATGGCTTTTTTCATATGGAAATTGTGGGAAAAATCGCAGTCACAGAACGAAACTCGTGAAGAAAAATTATATTCAGTCATCTCAAAGGCACAGGAACAAAATGAAAAATTATCTGCCACAAATGCAGAATTCGTACAGGTGCTTACATCTTATAAGGATGACCTTGATGACATCAGAGAAGATGTTGCAGACATTAAAACACAAATTAACAAATAATATAGGAGGAAAACATAATGGCAAATATTAATAACAATTCTACAAATGCAGTTAATAAAAACATGATCATTCCAGATGTTTATGCGGAATTAGTCAGAGAAAAAATTGAAGGAAAGGTAGTTATTTCTCAGTCCGCAAAGGTTGTTAAATCTCTTGTTGGAAAACCTGGGGAAACAGTATCTATGCCAAAATGGGCTTATATCGGAGATGCCAAAGACATCACAGTTGGTACAGCGATGGATAAGACAGCATTAAAGCAGACATCAACACAGGCAACTATTAAGATGGTAGCGGCTCCTGCTGTATCCGTAAATGACTACGACGACGCAGTTGAGTTCGGAAATGCATTAGATGAAGCCGCAAAACAGCAGGCAATCTCACTGGCAAGAAAACTTGATACTGATTGCATTAATGTTGCACTGACAACACCTTTAAAAAGCCAACTTGCTACAAAACATCAGATTACATTTGATGAGATGAACGCAATCTTAGGTTTATACGGAGATGATGCTAACGCAGAAGATTTTGCAGGAATTTATATCCATAGCGCATTTGTCCCATCTTTCCTTAAAATGGATGGATTTGTTGATAAGACAAAAACATTCACTACAGATGGCACAGGTATTATGCAAAATAATCTGTTAGGTTATTTCAGAGGAATCCCTGTTTTAGTAACTGATCGTCTTTACGATACAGCGAAACATGAGGGTTATATCCTGACGATCAAGAAGGAATCTATTGGTTTAATCCCAAAAGAGAATCCTTTTGTCGAACCTGCGAGAGATGCATCTACAAGAACAACTACAGTATACTGCTCTGAATATTATGCAGTTGCATTAATTGACGACAGTGGAGTTGTTGTTGCAGGATCAACAGTTACACCAACAGTATCTGATGGTGAATAAATGAAAGGAGCAACGAGATGCTTGGCGGAGATCGTTTAAAGTTTTTAAGAATTTATCATAATTTAACACAAAAATACATGGCTGAGTGTCTCGGGTGCTCGACCAGATGGATCAAAGGCATCGAAAGATGCGAAGTGATACCGACCGAGAAAATGTATCATGATTGGCTTAATTGCTGTTACGGTTTGTTAAAACCGCAAGAGAAAACAAGCAAAAAAGCCCAAGTTAAAAATAACTCGGTTAAACAATAACTGCTGTGCCCTGTCTTAGGGCATAGGGTAATTATATTTTAGTTTCAATGATTTTAATTATAGTTGATGAAACTCAGTAACAGAAGTACGCAAATTAAGCAGAAGGGAAGGTGAATAAGATGGATTTATTCTTATTCGCTTTCGCAGTCATTGATTATCAATTGGAAGGACAAGGTGCTAGTTCATCTTGTTCGCCAATTGGTGATTATTATGACGAAGAAAGCAATAAACAACTTACCAAAATGGTATAACGACAAAACAAATAAATATCATACAATATTAACGGATGACATTGACTCATTATTATCTTGCACGATCTTAAAAGAAGTAATGGGATGGGATATTAAAGAAGTTTTCTTATTAAGGCAAGTCGCAAATTATTCAGATATTCCGATTGACGTATCAGCCAAAACAAAGAACGCCACAGTTACAGAAGATATAGGCGTGGACTTTGCCAAATATAAAGGAAAATGCTTTGATAATCACATCACAAGATTTTCTGATAAAGATTACAAGAACGAAGAATCAATCAATCCTAATCTAATGGAAGATGTTACGAAAAAGAATTACACGGAAAAATACGCAGGATCAACTGTGCTACTGCTATGGTCACTGTATGGATTATCCAAAGATATGACAGATGAAGCAATGATGCTACTACTCACCATTGATAGTTCATTTCTTGGATACTATGACGATAGATACAGACCATATATTAAGCATTATCTTGTAGATGTACTTGATCTGCCAGAATTTTATAATTGTATTGAGCGACATACTCAAGAAGATTTCAGACGAATCAGAAACAAGTATCATCTGAGCGGAAAGATCAGATTAGAAAACGGTTATCTCAAAACGAACATAGACATTGATAAGATCAACGATGTACTACTCTGGGAGACGGCAGAGGTCTTTGAGATAGAATTACCAAAAGAAGAATTTTTCGTTGATAAATTTTTTATGAGCGAAATCGAAGATATCTATGGTCTGTATGCAGAATGTGACCGAGATATTATCAAGAAAGAACAATATTGTCATGCGTTGACAAGAACGAACACAGTAAATTACTCAATCGAGATTAAAGAAAAAGACGAGGTAGAATAATTATGAAATACACAAACAGAGGCGAAATTGTAATTGAACAGAGAAAACTTGTAAATAAATTGACAAAAAAAGGATACCCAATTGTAAGGATTCGCCAGAATCGGAGAAACAAATATAAAACAGAATATCTTTTCAAATCTACGCCAGAATTACGAGAAGAATTGATGGATATTGCACGAGCCGAAGTCGAAGAATTAAAAAAGAAAATGTTTGCATAACCAAAGTTTATACCGCCAAGATTGTTGGCGTGTGAAATTTAGATACCACGAATGGTGGTAGCAAGAATTTAAGTACCGCTAATAATGTTAGCGGGTCAAAGTTAGGTCAGTAGCCCAGTTTAGCAAACCAAAGTTTTAGGTATGAACAATCTTCCTACCAAAATTTTAGGTACGAACAATCTTCGTACCAAGAATTTAAGTCAGTTACCCTCAAACTGGGGGCTACTGATAAATTGTACAGAAAAAAATAATAGCCATCTATGAAGTTGGCAAGTATAACAGTTATATATAGGAGAACAAACACATGGAACGTAAAACAAAAACAGATAACAAAATTATTTTTAGCCAGAACCTCGCAGGATATCTTATGATGCAAGGTTTTATCCTTAAGAAGATGGAGCGTAATGAAAAATGTCCAGATAAAAACGTATTTATTTTCAGAAAATCTGAAAATCTTGAAAAGACAATCAAACAGTATTTATCCAAATAATCTAACGTAACATAAGGAGAACAAACAAATGGCAACAAACAAAAAAGTAAGCAAAAATACAAGAGTTAGCGATTTAATCACAGTTGAAGATGTAAAGAAATGGGAACCAGATGTACCTGTCATCATTGGGGCGGGTACTGGCGTGGGCAAATCATACTTTATTAAAAATACACTATACGATATTGCAAAGGAAGAGGGTCAGAAGATTCTCTTCCTTATCCATCGTCGCAAATGTGTTGATCAATTTATCATGGAGATTGAAGCGGACGGCAAAGATGATGTGATTGATATAGTGACATATCAGAAGTTTTCCATGCACAAGTCAAGATACAATGACTTCGGAGAAGAGGACTTCTTTAACCCATACGATTACGGTTACATAGTATCAGACGAATACCATTACTTTACGGAAGATGCAAGTTTCAACGATACAACAGACGTGGCTTATGACATGATCATGGAATGTCCTACGGCAGTAAAGATTTTTATGTCTGCCACAGGTGAGAACATTGAATGTTATATGAGAGATTATCTTGCAGATAACGCTGAGAAATTAGGCATCAGAGAAGGCGTAAAGCCACTTAAATACAAGATACCGACCAATTGGTCGTTTATCAATCAACTCTACTTCTTCTATCGTGAGGACGCATTTATACGTAAGGCAGAAGAGGTAATTTGCAACGGTACAAAGGCAATCTTCTTCATTGACTCAGCCAAGAGAGCATACGAATTATACAAACAGTTCGAGGATCATGCCATCTTCTGCTGTAGTGAGAGCAATAAAGATTATGCCAAATATATGGACAAGGATAAGTTAAATCAGATGCTTGAAAATGAGAGATTCGAGGAGAACCTACTTATCACAACTGCGTGCCTAGATGCAGGTGTTAACATAAAAGATAAAGACGTGAAAGAGGTCATGATCGACATTCGTGATCTTGGTTCGCTGATCCAGTGCATGGGTAGACGACGTATCAGCAGAAAAAATAATGGTGCATATGCAGAAAAGATTGACGTTTACATCAGAGCAAGAACCAATGAACAATTAAACGGTATGAAGAAGAGAATTCAAGAAAATATTAAAGCCGTACAGTGTCTTGAATTTAATGGAGAAGAAGAATTTTACAAGGAATACCCAAGATTCAACGGTAATGTAGACAAAAGTGGAATCATTTATACGGATAAAAGAGATAATTGCTTAAAAGTGAATCAATTGATGCTTAAGAAAAAAGAAAGCGACATTGAACTATATAACAAGATGATTCATCTACATAAATTCGGATACTGTGCATATATCGCAGACAAATTTGAACGCAAGTATAAATATAAACGTGGGGAACTTGTAAGGTTAAGATATGAAATTTATGAACCAGAATTTATAGATATGATGTTTATGCTATCAAAATGTGCAAAAGAAAAAACAGAATTTTGCGATCAAAAGGAAAAGGATAAATTTGCAACAGAGTTGAATCTGCGAAAAGACGGCAGAGTTGTCAAAAGAGCAAGTACCATAAATGAACAGTTGTCGCAGATGGATATTCCTTTTCAGATAGAACCAACTCAAACGAGGCGAAAGGGAAAAAATGTGAGATTGTGGAAAGTTGTTCGCACAAAAAATAAATTTTTCTCCTTATAATTACTGGATTTTTTGCCGATTTGCCTACACTTTTGCGGAACTCTTCTATATAGAGTGACAACGAAAACGTAGGCAAAATGCACGAAATCCCTTATAAACACTGGAGAAAAATTAATTTTAAAAAGAAAAAGTAATCTTCCACATGAGGAATTTGCGCTTGTCGCAAATTACAGGGAGCGAAAATAAGCGAAGCGTTTTTTGCGAGTTTAGTATGATAATAGGCATCCATACTGACATATATTTTGTGTGGGTCAAATGACCACCCGTAGGAGTGGGCGTTTCGACCTATACAAAATGTGTGTCGGATGGTGCCAGATAAGTTGTGAATGTAAAGGTTTCCCCATCCTCTTGGGGACAAGCCCCAAGCCCCTAGATGTCCAACATTAGATTCGCTACGCTCACTTAAATGTTGAACTTCGATCGCACAACAAGTTGCGCAATCGGATATTATCGGACTTTTAAAATCAAACAGAAAGGAGAAACAAATGGCAAAAAGTAAAGACAAAACATTACTACAAAAAATGCAGGAGATTTGCCCATATCATATTGCTAAGTATGTGCAGTGGTATCTGTCAGATAAGAAGAAAAGATGCAAATGGGACGAATTGTGCCAGTGCGATATGCAGTTCAAGAGCAAGGACGGAACAAACAAAACAGAAGAATTCTGCGAGAATAACTGGCTCATTCGTGATGATGCTCAGAAAGCAATTAAAATATACATGAAAAATATGAGAACACTAAACACAATGCAGATATACCAGAAGATGATGAATAAGGCACTGAACGGAGATGTTAACGCTGCTAAGTATGTAGAAAATTTCCATAATAGTGACTTCTTCGAGGACAGTGAGGACGAATTGGACGTACTATTATCTGGCATCAATATTCCTGCACTTAAAGGCGGTGCGTGATGATTAGTAAGACAAACGCACAAAAACTTGCGTGGCTGTGGCAAGATGAGAACAAGGTGGCTTGGATCGAATCATTCATTAAGATTGCTGACAAAGAAGGAAAACTTGTGCCATTTATCTTAACAGACGAACAGAAAGAATTGGTTCAAAATATGCAATCCAATAACATTATCTTAAAGAGTAGACAGTTAGGTATCTCTTCTATTACCATTGCGCTGTCTATTAGAGAATGTGTGGTACACGAGAACACGACTTGTTTTCTGGTATCTCATAATCAATCAAGTTGTAATACTATCTTCGACAAATTAAAACAACAGTATCACTCATTGCCAGATATCATCAAGCCGAAGTTGATCGTGAATAACAGACAGGCATTATGCTTCGATAATGGTAGCAAGATTACTTGCTTGACGGCAGGGAACAAAGAAATTGGTCGTGGCGATACATTGAATGGTATCGTACATTTATCTGAATTTGCTTTTTGGAAGAACGCAGATAAACAGTTGCACGCATTATCACAGGCGGTTAGTGAATCTGGGAGAATCATTATTGAATCTACGGCAAATGGTTTTAATAAATTTTCAGAATTATACATACAGGCAAAGAATGGCGAGAACAGTTACAGACCATTCTTTTTTAATTGGATTAACGGTAAATCATTGTTTGCTAACCAGTATGAGCAAGCGGTGGCTGAGTATGAGGCAAGAACGTCGCAGAAGATTAAAGAGATGGAATTGGATGAGGACGAACAGGAATTATTGAAAATGGGTGCTTCGTTGGCTCAGATTGCTTGGCGTAGAAAGAAAGTTGCTACGGATGGACTTGATACATTCCAAGTGGAATACCCATCTACGGATACAGAATGTTTCTTGACGACAGGGCAACAGTTATTTGACAGTAAGAGGATTACGGCATCACTTACTACAATCGTAGAGAACAAGATTAAGCCATTGGCAAAGAAACAAGTTACAGGATTACCTACTATATTAATGCCGTATCTTGACAAGACGTTCAATATCTGGCAGTTGCCACGAATTGGAGAGAAATATTATATCGGTGTTGACTGCTCAGAAGGGTTAGGACAGGACTACTCTACTGCAATTGTGTTAAACCGAGAAGGTCAACAGGTGGCTGAGTTTAGGAATAACAAGATTAAGCCATATCAGTATGCCGATGTGTTAAATGCTTTAGGCAGATACTATAACAAGGCGTTGTTGACAGTTGAAAAGGCAAGTGGTGGACACAGTGTTATTGAACGTCTGCGGTACGAGCAACATTATATGAACATGACCAAGTATAAGACATATGATGAGTTCCAGAGGACGATCTGGAGGGTCGGATTTGACACTAACAATAAGACAAAATCTATCATTGTAAACGACAGTCGTGAATGGTTCGATAAAGGACTGATCCAGATTAAGAGTAAAGATATGCTCGAAGAGATGAAGGTATTTGTAGCGAATGATAACGGAAGTATGGGCGCAATCAGTGGCAGTCATGACGATTTAGTTATGGGATTGTGCTTATGTATTCAAGGAATGAAGAATGGATTATGGTATCCATTTTAGACGATATTATATAGAAGAAACAGAATAGAAAGGAGAGACAACGTGGCGATTGAAGAATATAAAAATAAGTATGAGAATCCTGCGAAGTGGTTTGTAGAGGAAGTCAATCAACCTTATCATGTAAACAGAATTACGAAATGTATTGCGAACCGTGACTATCTCGCAGGTAGACATAAGGTACTTGGACGAGAGAACTGTGCTTATAAAGGAAAAGAACTCATTACCAGAAAGACGATTTTAAACTATGCAAAAACAGTGCTTAGATTCCATGCAACGTACTTACTGGGCAAGAAGGTATCATTCAGTGGCAATGAGAATACGATCAAGAATTTTAACGAAATATACAAATTAGGACAGTACGAGACAGTAGATTATCAGATTCTGGATAGAGTCAATAAGTTTGGTGACGCTTACGAAGTTGTTTATGTAGAGGATGGAATCATCAAAAGTAAGGTGCTTGATAGTGGCGATTGTTATCCTGTTTATGATGATCGTGGGAATTACATTGCGTTTATTGAAACGTGGACAGATATATTTACTAATATCACATTTTATAATGTATATTACCCTGCTTATGTAGAGAATTGGAACAATGATGGTGGGTATCTACATATGGAAGATAGTAAGATTAATGTGTGTGGATTACCAATTCATTATCACAATTTTAGTGACATGGATTATAACTTTGGCGTTAGTATGCTAACAGACATTAAGCCAATCATGGATGACTTAGAGGATATTCTAAGTAAGATGGGCGATGCAATTTATATCAACAGTTTGAATCCAATGCCTGTGGCTGTAGGTCAAAGGATTGAATCAACGATTCCTGCTGATGCAACAGGATATGTAATGAATCTTGACAATGGTGACTACAAGGTAGTTAGTACAACAATGGATTACAATACAATCAAGTTATATCTTGATAATATCAAGCAGATGTTGAATGATATCGCTTGCATACCAAGTGTGTTAGGTAGTAGTACGAATATCGCAAACATAAGTGAAGTATCTATGAAGATTTTATTTCATATGGCAAACATCAATGCAGATGAAACGAAGAAATGGTTGAACAAAGGGTTCCAAGAAAGGTTCAGAAGATTCCAAATGATCTTGAAAATGCAGGGTACTGAGGTATCAAACGATGTTGAGGTTGTTTTCAATGTAAATATGCCAGTTGCAACAACAGAAATGGTGTCTAATTTAAAAGCCATGAGAGAACTCGGTGCGATCAGTAGAAAGAGCGTGATGGAAAAGAGTGATCTAATTACGGACAGTGTAGCAGAGTTAAAGAGATTAGACGAAGAGAATGGTGTTAGTGGTGAGATAGAGAAAGATAAGACACGGGCTTAAAAATAAGTCGGTCTCAAGTACCGTCTGGGTACTCGAAATGGGTACGCAGATGTTGGGTGAACGTAATTTGGAAATAGTTGGGAGTGATACATCCAAAAAATTGCCGTTCTAAGGGCAAAAAATCCTTAGTATTGCTACGTTTTTTGATGGTTGCAAGAACAAGACGTATAGATTGTGTCAGAATCACTGGAAATATCTTCCAAAATCCATTTGATAAAATATCAGTATTTCAAATCAATTTAAAATGAGTGATAAAAGCAAAATTTTATGTCGATATTTGTACCAATTATTTCCAAAAACAACGCTAGATTGGGACTCTAACGAAGAATAAACAGGTAAATATGCACAAAAATACAAGAAAAACTTGTGCAATGTGACGATATTACAGGTCATTGCCCCTCTTTTCAAATATGGGCTAGAGGAAACTCCAAAAATCCCCACAGCAAAAAAATAAGGACTACTCTCTTGTAGTCCCTTCGTTTTCACGGGTTACATGGTCTTTCAATACCATATTAATATACTGGCTAAACGATCTATCATCTTCCTCTGCCATCGTTTTGATCATTTCAACCAGATCACTGTCTAATGTAATACTTACTTTCTTCTTTAATGGTTTCATATCCATACCTCGCTTAACCGTATCTTATCACATGGTAGTGCATTATATTGCTAAGTAGGATTAAGTATGATAAAGTAGGATAAAAAAGAAAGAGGTACCGCAATATGGAACAAACGAAAAGAGAAATCTACAATGAGATGATGCACAATTATCTAACAGAGGAACTGATAAAGGAAGTGCAGGAACGCACAAAACTACTGGACGAGGATTATGCAGAATCTATCAAGATGCAGGAATTACATTTGCAGGAATTAAAATCCTGCTTAAATAAGGAACAAACAGAACAATTAGAAGAATATATAACCGAGGTATCGACAAATCATCGACTCCTGTGCAGAGAGATTTATTTGCAAGGGATGAGAGATTGTGCCGATATCTTTTTCGACAAATAAGGAGAATCGAATATGGAATTATTACATACATTATTAACTATGCCAGGGCATGAAATTGTAACTTTACTTGGATACATGACAATGGTATCTGTTGTTGTGGATAAAGCAGGCGCAGTGATTGAGGTCATGATTAAAAGGCATAAAGAAGCAAAGATCAGAAGAATGAAAGAAAAGGCAGAGTTATACAAAGATTTGTTAAAGTGATTGATCGTCGGCAGATGGTTTGAAGCGTAGGATATCTTCAACATCACAATGCAGAATCATACATAGATCGTTAATTGTACGAGTGGAAATATCTTTGTTGTTTTTGAGTCGGCTCATAGTGCCACTTGAAATTTTATGTTTCTTGGTCAGAGTATACCAGTTTTCATTAGATTTTTCTAAAGTATCCCAGAACGGTGTGTAGTCAATCACGATATTTCCTCCTAAATTATTTGATATTAATAGCATATGAGATGTTTTCGGAATTGAATACGTTTAATAAAAGAAATATGTTTTATAAGTTGTATATATTCATTAAAAAGAATATAATAGATGTGTAACTATTAATAAAATAATATAGGAGGGAGAGTATGAAGAAAGGCATAAAAAATAAAAAAATAATTGCCTTGATAGTTGTGATTTGTATTGGAATTATTGCGTTTTTTGCAACAGGAAATATACGAGCGTATAGTTCGGCAAAGAGTGCAATGAAAAATGGTGACTACAAAGAGGCAATATCTAAATTTAAGAAACTGAAAGGGTATAAAAACTCGAAGAGATTATTGGATGATTCAAAATATGGTTATGCAAAACAATTAATGCAAGATCATAAATATGAAGAAGCACATGATGTGCTTGCCAATGCGTCATCCAGAGATAAAATCTCAGATTTAGATTTAGAATGTTACTATGAAGATGGAAAATACAATTATAAAAAAGGTAATTTTGATGATGCTTTAGATTGTTTTCAGGATTTGGATTATAAAGACAGTGAATCATATGTAGAACAATTACAAGGTGATCATTGTTTGAAAGAGTTTGTTAAAAGATACAATGCAACAATGGATTTTCTAAAAAGCACAAAAACGGTTGAAACAGGCAATCAGATTAGCGAAGATAGTTTTGACGAGGATGAAAGTGGAGTTGCTACTTTAGATTCGTCTGCAACAATATCAATAAATAGTCCTTCAAATACTAATTACAGAACAAAAATCACAAGTGTTAAGTATTTATTAGAAAATACAAATGAAGATACTTGGTTTTCTGAAATATGTGCGGTATTAGGCGGAATGATTCCAGAAATATCAAATCAAGAAATTGTTCAGTGTTTTGATTATATCAGTAAGCAAGAATCAGTTACTTATGCAAAGAAGTATAATATAACTTCAAAGATAAGTAGAGGAAAAATGGAAATAACAATACAGTACACAGGTGATGATGTATAAGGGGAAAAGTATGGACGCACAAAATATTAAAGATAAGGATATAATAAAAAATGAAGTAAAAGATTTGTGGAACAAACATAAATTATTATTGATTATTATTATTCCGTGTTTACTTATTATTATACTTGCTTTATCTGACAATAGTAGTGATACATTTGAAGTTAGATTTAATGATGAACAATTTAATATCACAGATTCACTAGACGATGTTAAGAGTAAATATAAAAATGATTATGATAAAGAATATACAAGTTTTAATATTTACAATGATAGTAAAAAAGAATCAATTCAAGTTCACTACAATGAGTCAGAAATAGAAGCGGTTGCCAATAGCAAATCAAAATCAGCGGTTATAAATGGAATATCTATAGGTGATAGCACAGAAACTATGGCTGAAAAATTAGATATAGATGAGGCATGGTTTGAGGATGATAGAATTACGCTTGTTTGTTATAAAGATAAGGATATAATAAATAAAATAAGGATGAATTTGAATGATATAGATCCTGATAAAATGATTTCTGAGGTGACTGATACAGATTATATGGTTGCTATTCCAGTATCCGATTCAAAGGCAAGTGGAGTTGCTATATGGTCAAAAGATTTTTTCATTGATATGATGGAAGAAGAGCGAAAAGCAGATGAATCATTAGAAGATGCAGAATCAAATGACTATGATAGTGACGATTCATACGATGATTCAGACACTTATGATAGTGACGACTCATATGATGATGATAGCAGTTATGATGATTCAGACACTTATGATAGTGATGAATCTGGTAACTCAGTAACAGGTAGTGGACACTGGGGTGGCGGAATTGCAGAATAATTAAATACTAACCAACACAAAGGGAACTTAGTTTAACCGACTAGGTTCCTTTTTTTGGTGCAACGAAAGGAGGACTTATGCAGATTTTAGATCGATTAAAAATGGAATTATCTAATCAGGAATACTTTTCTGATGAACAATATACACAATTTTTACTAGAAAATGGATTATCTGCTGTGGCAGAATATAATAAGGCAACAGACCAAAGACAGATGTTGTTATCTGCTTTAGATATCTTAGAAGCAGTCAGCAACGACATTGATATCATGCGCCAGACAATTACAGAATTTACTACAACATCTCAAGCGTACAAATATCTTGAGAAAAGAATACAGAATCTTAGAGATAAGATTGCGTCTATCCCAGAGCCAGAAGAGGAATATTCATGCTTTTCGCTGATGTTTACAAGTAAGAATCCTACTGTTTATTCGCCTGCTGATTATGGATCAAGAAGAATCTCTAAATCAGATATTGATGTTATGATTGGCGGTGAGTAGAATGAGAGTTAGTGACAGCCCAAGCGATAAATACTTAGACCAGACAAGTTTGCAGTATCTTGTCGAAAAAATTAAAGAGGAAATTAAAAAGAATGGTGGATCATCTGGCGAAAATGTAGATTTATCCGATTACTATACGAAATCTCAGATTGATGAACTCGTAAAAAAACTGCCAAGTGGCTCAACAGGAGTAGGAATCTCTGGCGTATCAATTAACAGCGCAGGGCATTTGATCATATCTTTGACAGATGGCACAAGTGCAGACGTTGGAAATGTTGTTGGTAGAGACGGTACAAATGGTAAAGACGGAGTCAACGGAAAGAATGGAATTGACGGTGTAAATGGTAAGGATGGAACGAACGGCAAAGACGGTACTAATGGACAAGATGGTGCCGATGGATTTTCACCAACGATCGTAGAAAATGCCGAAAACACAGATACACAATATAAACTGGATATCACTACGGCAGCAGGCACATTCACGACACCTAATCTGAAAGGTAAAGACGGACAGGATGGACAAGATGGAACTGGTGGCAGTGGCGGTGGTGCTTCAAGTGAGGTGTATTCAACAGATGAGATTGAAATTGGTACTTGGATTGATGGCAAGCCGATCTACCAGAAGGTTGTGCCAGTGACATTATCATCAACTGCAAAAAGTGGATCGGTTGCCTCTGATGTGACTAAGATAGGATCGACAGTCAGTGCATTGGTTGACATGAGGGCGGTCAGAACACAATCACAGTTTATGGTGATGAGTACCACACATATAATGAATACAAGTATATCTTATATTACATCTTTTGCAGATTTTAAAGATGCTATCTTATCAATGTCTTTGGCAAAGGATGGAACACTTTTTATCAATCATGGTTATAAGTATAATGGATGGAAGTTAAATATTATTTTAAAATATGTGAAATAAAATGCTTGACATTTTGTTTTTTGCTTGGTATACTAGTCAAGCAGTCAACGAGAAATCTAGCGCTATGAGACGTAAATAATCTAGCGTGAGATATGAAAAACTCGCATGAATGCGTTATTATATGCGGATGTGGCGGAATTGGCAGACGCGCTAGATTTAGGTTCTAGTGTCTAC